AAGCAGCGATCTAACCAACTACATTCAGACCTTAACCAAGAAAAGCACTTTGTATTGTAATGAGCGTAGACCTAACTATAATCTAACACTCTAAATGAATAATAAACACTGTACAATTCTATTCGATTGTAACTGCTTCGAATGACTCACACCAAATATTGTAGTCATTAGCCTGGCGAACCTTTGCTGACTTCTCTTCAGGTGAATCTCCTTCCTTTGGTCCGAAAACATAATTCGTATTGAGGACAATGTCCTTCACTACCTTAGTTTTCTCTTTATTCCCTTCAAGGACATCGATGATAAAGTTCTCATCCATCAAATCAATGAACTCTTTTGCGAACTTCTCCTGATTCTCTTCAGACATATCCCAAACTTCCTGACCCTGTTCATTCATTTTCTTACGATTCTCACCATTTTCATCCTTCTCACAGTACTTACTAATGATTTCCATACGGAATTTCTCATTCTCGTCAATGTGTTTAACGATAAGGTTAACAAAACGTGTGCGTTCACGACTTTCCTTGCCTGAAAGGTTAAGTTCGTTCAACCAACTACCCAATCCGATGAGATACTTATTCTTAATTTCAAATTTTGACATGATTTTATCTAATTACTGCTTAATTCTAAACTCTGGCAACGGTTTTGACATTTTCTGGTAATAACTAACGAGGTATGAACGAACCTTTGTACAATGGTCACGTATTGCATCATAACTCTGAGTACTACCAATCGCACGACTACGTCTGTCTTGTGGTTTGTAGTCCTCTAAAATGGGAGTAATACCATCTACCTGGACTTTATACTTACCAGTCTCTGGATCGATAACTGGACGTGTCGAAAGCGCAACATCTGATAGACGTTCAGGTACTATTACAGTAAAGAGGAAACCTGGACGATCTGGAAATGTATCTAACTGAATACCGAAGTCAACTCCAAGTACTTCTTCAACAATCTTAACGAGACGTTCATCGATATCTACTTTAGATGCAGAAGCTGTCTCGATATCTTTATCTTTTGCATCTGACTTAAAAGCATTTCCATCTGGACCTTCTACTTTTTTAAGTCGATCCTCTAATGTAGAAACTTTAGTGACAACCGTACCCATCATCGCCATCAATTTCTGCATATCTGACTGCTTTTCTTCTTTTGGTTCTTCTACTGGAGTTTCCTCGGGCTTGTCTCCCTTAAGAAGTGCTTCGAGATCTCCAACCTTTGCTGTAGGATTGAAGGAAATTCCTTTCTCTTTCAATTCCTTGATTATATCTGCTCTTGACATATTATTTGATTTCAAATTGTTCCTTAATCTTCTCGTTCACATTACTAATTTTTTGCTTACGCCATTCGGAAAGTTCTTTATCACTTTCTTCCTGACTCATTCCTTCTTTGACTCTAAGTTTTGCTCTTGCGATAGCCATTGCAACATCATCGACCGGTAATTCAATGCGTCTATGAGCATAACCTGAAGTCTTTTCATCATCACTGATGCGGAATGATACGTCATACGGCATATATATAATATCTCGTTCATAACGTAATGCAAGTTGTCTACGGAGGTCTTCATTACCAATAAAGTAAATGAATCCATAAAGGTCGAGATAGTTAAACTTTAACTTAAGATCTGTACCGTCTGTGGCTTTAGCGGTTACTTCAACATAGTTGCACTCTATTTCTTTTTTAGCATCCGCAGGGTTCTCAAGCCCATCTGTATTTGTTTCAGTCTCTTCCCATACAGGAACAAACTGTACTTTATTGTTCGTCAATAAATCCTTAACTTGCCAATCTTTCTTCTTACTCATATTTTTGTGCTGCTTTACTATGAATCCTTCGTAGGAATTCTTTAATACCTTGCTTCATACCTTCTCGTCTCATATACTCCAAAGCAATACTATCTGAAGTATTTGCAATAATAGTACCTGATAGTTCGTCCACTAACTCCTCTGTTATAGTTTCGAATACGTCAAAGGACCCTTTTACGAGTTCTTTGCATTTCGCTGATAGTAATTTATCTTGGATTGTGGCTTTTTTCATTTGTGGCTCTTAAAATGTTATTGAATAAATGTTCCGGCAAATCCTCCTGTTTCTGCCTGAGGACCTCCTGCTGCCTCACTCATAGGAACAGGTGGTGTCGGTACTTCCTGTCCAGCCTGCGGTGCTCCAGGACCAGCCGGAGGGGTACCAGAAGGAACTTCCTTCTTTACTTCTGGTTTTACTCCAGCAAGGAAGTCCAACCAATCCTGAGGCAACCACTTCTTAGGGTCTTTGTTAGATGAAACAAGCATTTGTTTAGCTGGTTTTGCACCAATCTCTTTAGGTAATTGAAGAATAGGAATGAGCATGTTTGTCATACGAAGAGTATCTGCCTTCTCAAGTTCTTCTGATGTAACAAGGAGTGTAGAGATGTCTGTACTAATCCAACCTGTAAATGCAAGATACTCAGGTTTGATGTGGAAGAATGACTTCTTATCACTCTCCATAAACTCACCTGTCTCACTTTGCTCAAGGTTGAGCATTGAACCTCTGAATTTCTTAGCGTAGAAGATTTCCTCTCCCGGTTTTCCTTCGTTCTCGATAAAGTAGAATTCTGGGTCAGCTTTTACCTCATCGAGGTATGCATTTATCTGTTCCTGTGTAGCAAGGTGTTCTACCTGGAAGTCAGAGTAAGTTTGCTGGATGAGAGCAATACGGTTTTGAATTTCCCAATCAAGTGCATACTGCATTGACTTCAGTGGAAGACGTAGTCTCTTGAGACCAGCCTCTCGTTCAACTCCAACCTGAAATGCTGTAGTAGAACTTGACATCGATGAACCTTCAATAGCAGGAGTGATACCAGTCGTAGCATCTTGAGAATTCTTAAGCCATTCGATTCGTTCTAGAGTATGTTGGTTACCTTGTGGAATCTGAAGCCAGTTGATATCTTTAGGATTCATTGTCCTGCGGAGAACACCTGGTGTAATTTTAATGTTCTCATCTTCAAAGTCCTCAGTACCTGAGTAGAATCCCATAGGAGAGATAGTAAGAAGGAGTTGTCTCATATCCATATTGATGATACGATCGATCAACTCTTCGTTGTTTACCATTTCCTCAACTACTCCAATTCCGTAAACAGTATCATCACCTCGCATATGCCAAGGGAAATATGTACAAGAAAGACGCTTGTTGTTTTGTGGAAGTGGTTCCCATACGACCATTACTCCATTCATCTCAATGATAAACTGGTCAGCATACTGGTTCTCATAGAAGAATACCTCAGTCATACCTGGCTTCTGTGACACTGGAGAGTTTCCTGTATTGGATGTCTGTTGTGAGTAGTTCGCTTCGATAGTCTCACGAGTATCTCCACCAGAGTGGACAAACTTCATGTTCGGAAAATCTTTTTCAGGAAATGTTGCTTTTAGATCGTCAATGAACCATATCTCTCTCCACATCCAGTCTCTAGTTGAGAAGAAGTCTTCTGGTTTGGTTTGCTCATCCAACCAAGTATTAAAGTTGTTCATGTTCATGTAAGCAACATCATCCAACTTTACAATCTTCTTTTTTGTATAAGCTCTCTGACCCTTAGCATCTATCGATGAAAGGAATGATGCATCATGAATGAGTTGTCTATTGAAAGTTCGTCCAATACCCCAACCTCTCCTTGCAGCATTAAAGACTGAAAGTTTAAACTGACCAAGTGAGTTAGTATCACGAAATGACTTCTGTGCCAGTTGTTTAAGAAGTTCTTTGTTGGCAGTATACTTTGGATTGTCTTCTTCAAGGACATACTTCGGTGTATTGTCTATGAGAATACCAAGAGCTGTCTGAACTTTACCGTAAGCTGTATTGATAGAAAGAGGGCGGTTATTTGCATCAAGTTCTGAAGCAGGGATATCTGCAAACTTACGGAAGTATTTCCTGTCCATCTCAGACATAAGGTTGTCAATGTCAAGACCGTAGATATTACTACGTGATGATAACAACTCACTCTTTCGTCTTAGAAACTGTTCATAGACCTTAGCTTCATCATCAATCGGAGTGTAACCCTTAACTATTTTTTCTTCGGGTAAAGGTTTGAGATTGTTTTTCTTTGCCATATTTTAGAATTGTAAACTATTTTTTTAAGACCGACTGTACATTATCGTTTCAGACCAGATCTTACTCTATTTCTACCTGTTAAAAGATTTGCATGATTTTGTTCACTTGTGAAGTTTTCAGGTAGTCCATGTTGAGCTATATATTTCTTTATTTTCTCCTCTGCAATAGTCATTGGTCTCTTTGCTTTAGGAATGTGACGAATACCTTGGACGGCAAGTCCCATAGCAATTACCAAGTCATCGTGAGCAGTTCCTTCAGCTCCAAACCCCTGTTTGCCTTGCTCATCTGTCTGTACAAAGACTTTAAGTTCCTTCATTAGTTCGTAACTTCTAACCCTTACATCAAGATGCCTAATAGATTCCTCTAAGATGTCCACAAGCATAGGCTTAGTTGTCCCTGTAGTGCGGAATCCAAGGGCTTCTGTCTTTTCTTGAGTAACCTTATCAAAGACCTCTCTACGATAGATGTTGGCGTATCTACGTTTAATCCCGTCAAGAACAGATCGACCGTGGTTATTTACCTCAACAACTAACAAGGCATTGTTATACATCTTTCCAACAGAGATAAGCAAGTCACCTAACATATCAGGAGGAATATGATTCGACTGGTATTCTGCAACTTGTTCACCGGTATGAGCATTAAGAACTTCCATTGTAGAGTAGTCTCCACCAAGTCCTTCGGCTACGTCACAACCTATAACATATTTGAAACCCGTCAAAGGTTTCTCCCAAATAAGAACATCACCAAAGACTCTATCCACAGGAGCAAGGAGAGTATGTTTATTAAGATCGGAGATGTGAAATACGTTACGTCCTGATGCAATAAATGCTTCAGTAATAGTCGTAGGGTATTCCTGCATAACGAACTGTTTATGTCTACGAACCTTCTGTATGTAAAAATTATACTGTTCTTTATCTAAAGTATATCTCTGACGAATGTCTGGAATAGTTCCGTACCGCACTGATAGTTCTCTATACTCAGCATCTAACTCGTCCATCGACTTAATCGTAGGTTCTCGATATTCTTCAGCCCACATCCAGTTGTAGAAGTGTTTCTTAAACTGTCCGTGGGGATTATTCCACTCTTCATAGAACATTCCTCCCATACCATTTGCTGTAGACTCAAGAGTAATTCGTCCTCCTTTTGGAACTGACTCAAGAATACCTGTCATCTTTTCTTCTGCATTTTTAATAAAGGCAACCTCAGAAACATGTAGGTTGTGAACTGTTTGTCCTCGAGTGTCGAGTGTAACAAAGATCTTACTGTCTAGGTCAGGGAAATAAAGTTCATTACGGTTATCGAATGAAACTCTTGGTTTGAGTTCTGCTGGAAGATTCTCATAGGCTCTTTTAACAATCTCAAAGAGTGTCTGAACTGTTTTCTGTTCGTGAGCTACAATAGCAGAGTTAGTATTGGGAGTCGTGATAGTTCTATCCAATAAATCCACAAGACCTTCGGTACTAAATCCATGCTGTCGAGCCTTAAGAATAATGTTAAGTTCTACCTTTGCTTCGTTGTAGTCTGCTTGAGCAATGTTCCAACGAAACGTCTTAAGCTTCTGGTCTTTAGTCTTAATCTTATAGAGATGATTAAGTCTCCAAGTTCTATCTGCTAATTTTAATTTTGCTTCCTCTTCTGTCATCATTCGAGTTCTTTCATTACTTCGCTATGAGTCTTTACATTGTTGTAGAGAGGTCCACTAAGGATACGAGCTATTTGATACTTAATACGAAAGAGTTTATTCCTATCACCTGCATGTTTCTTAACGAAGAATGCGTATTGTTCTCTATAAGCTTCAAGTTCTTGTTCGTAGACAAATAAAGGATTCTTAAGATATTCATCCCACCATTTATCTCGACCCATTGTAGTCTGTTGCTGAACGTGAACCAATTCGTGAGTCAAAAGATCTTCAGACATATCACATTGACAATAAATCTTATCACCATAAGTAACTGCGACAGTTCTTTCATCTGCATTCGGGAATCTTTCTAATAACTTATCCCAATGTGGTGGCTTTTCTTTTAGGATTTGGTAGTTCATTATAGATTTGCTTGGCTTATTGATTTAATCTGTTTGACAACCTTGCCTGCAGTACTTGCAGTATTGTATGACGTTAGGTCAGTTGACCACGTAATGTCTGGAATATCTACCACCAACTCACCCACTGAACCCGACACGGTAAGAGCTGATGTAGGTACTGCCCACACTGCCGAAGCGTCACCCAACTGCTCGAACATAATAGGTGAAGGCATACCGTCATCCCACACGTTCATTCCTGTAATTGAGTTTGTACCGTTGAAAATGTCTGCAAGGTAAAGATACGCTCCTGCGGTTGCGGTGATACCTGTTACTTTTACGGTTGCGTAGTCATCCACCGTTCCTGCGTAACTTGCTGATACTGAGAACACTTCCCACGCACCTGTTACGTTAGACATTGTGTAGGTAGAGTCTGCGGTTGTAGAGCCTGGAAGGTAAAGTTCCACCTTAGCAACACTTGTGCCAAAGGTTGCGTTCTTTTGTAGGAATCCAAGACAGTAAACAGCCGAGCTTGCTTTCGCGAGAATCTTAAATGACCACGAGAATCCTGCGGTGTTTTCTTCTGGGGTAAGACGTGCAGCGTGTGAGCCAACGGTACGAGTTGTGGTGTCGGTAAGACTTGCACCAGAAGCCACTGCGTATCCTGTGTAGGTGTACCAAGAGTTGTTATACTGCGTTCCGCTTGTGTTCTTAAACTGCAAGAGCGTACCTGGCACTGCGTTGAGGTAGTTAGCAACAAATGCAGCGTTCCCGAAGGTGCACGTATCAAAGATTCCCTGGTTAAGCGTGTCAGTGATTGACTGCACGTCAGCAAGGTTTGTTGCTTTAGAGCCTAGAGAGCTGTCAGAGAATCTTACATTAGAGAATCCAGCACAAGCTATACCGAACGAACGACTTGCCTCAACTTCACAGTCTGTGAATGTAAGCCCAGCACAACTCGAAATGTAGAACCCCCCGTTGTTGGTTGCTACTGCTGTTGAGCTTGAGATTCCATAACACCTCGTAAATGTTCCGTTAGAGAACGCTGAAAGATACCATCCGCAACGGTTATTTTTAACCGCAAAACAATCTACGAGAGTTTTATTGTTTGGTTGCGTAAAGAGTGCGAAAGCTCCCGTGGAGTTTACACTAGAGTTTTGCATACAAGCGATGAGTCCAGTGTGGGTCAAAGATTCCTTTGATGTAGCCCACACAAATCCGTGATAAAGAGGTCTGTACGCAACACTGTAATCGCATTGTCCTACTACACCCGTTGTACCAGCAATCAAGACTCCTGTTTTACTTGCAGTACTTGTTCCTACCGTTTCAAATCGTACCCAATCTGCGTCAAAGTCTCCTGCGGTAGCTGAAGCGTTTGTAAGATAGTAAGCCTGTGCGGTGTTCGTTGTGTCAATGATGACGTTACGTTGAACATTTAGAATATGCGAGTCGGTGATGTGAGTGTACGTAAACGCTGCCTCTGCTCCACCAGCTGTATCTGAAAGCACATACGAAGTCGAGGAGTTTTTTGTTTTGATAAACTTGTTCTCGGTCTCGTTGTAGTTTGTCGCACTGTCTGTTCCAGGAGTAACCATAATCTCGTCTCCCACACTCCAATCCACTGCGGTTGAAGTTACGAGAGGTGAGGCGGCAGTTCCTACGCCAGAAACGTATTTAGTCTTCCATAGAGAGGTTGAGCTTTTTGGTGCTCCTTGAAGAATCAAACGCCCACTAGCATTGTTGCGTAGTCCGTAGTTTCCTGTGGTTCCGTTCTGGTTAAATGTGAGTCGTGCTGTGTAGGCGGCAGGGATAGGTGTTGCAACAGTTCCCATATCAAACTCACCACCACTAGCGATAGAAATTGACCCCTTAGAGGTTAGTGTTGCGGAAGCTGCGGTGTCCCATTTAAATACTCCACCTTTCCCCACTACAAGAGCAAGCCCGATAGAACGAGCTGCAACAGCTAAGAGAGCAGTATCCGCACCGTCTCCAATACTCTGTGTGCCGTCCATCGTTACGGTAAGAGTTCCTGTATTGTTAGGGGCTTGAACCCATACGTTTTCAGTCGCACTCGGTACAACTTGACGGTCATCTGTTGCAAGAAACGCAAACGCTGTTCCTGCTGCGTCTGCTGCGGCTGCACTTGAGGTACTTGAAGCGGTACGAATCTTGAAACGGTACGCTCCTGCACCTGTTGTGGTGAATACGTACGGAGTAGGGAACTTAAAGTATACCCAACCGTTCGCAAGAACATCTGCGGCGGTAATAGTAACTGTTGCGGCGGTATCTACGGAACTTTCCTGTAAGGTAGCAGTCCAGTTTTGAGTTGTTGCGGTAGTACAAAGAACCAGAACACCTGTGCAAGCGTTCGTGGTGTTGGGTGCGGTAAAGGTTGCGGTGTACTTGTCAGAGTTCGTGACCGTGATGTTTGTTGAAGCGTGGAGTGTAGGGGTATTCGTCACCTGATTCCACGTAGAAGCGGTGTTGAAGTTTCCTGTTTGTGCTGATACTCGGTAAGCCATAATTATGAATAAGTTATTGAACTAACATTACCTCCACTATATGCTAAAGTTTTAGTTAAAGAAATACCTGAAGGTGTACTACCAGATAAAACAATTGAAGTAATATCACCGGAAGTATAGTTGAAAGTTTTCACAATCGTTAGACCTCCACCTAGAGTATATGTAATGTAATTTATATCAGCCCCGGAATAAGTGATAACGTAAGGGTATGAATTTAGATTCTTTGAAACACTCTCGAAAGTATTTGAAAGAAAACTAAGTGCAATCCAAGATCTTACACCTGCAATCGTTGAAGACAGAACATAACCATTAGTCGAAGGAACACCTAGGTATTTTTCTAAAAGATATGTACTCATGCTGTATCTGTTACTTGAACTGAACCAGTAGTTGAATCTGTACTAATATCAGTGATTCGAATATCTGGACTTGTAGGTCTTGAAAATGAAATATCTATCCACGAATTATCTCTACGTTGGTAGATTGTGTCTGTATCTGTTGCAAAGTAAAAAGCAAGATTGCCTCCATCTGCTGGTTTTGCTGAATCTGCTCCTGATGTGATTAAGTTGCTTCCCATAACTTCTGTAACTACTCCTGCAACAACACTATGACCTCCTGGCTTCTGCATGATAGCATTCTTGATGAGCATCTTAACTACAAGTAAAAGACAATCGAATCTTTCTTTGAGTTGGTCAACTTGTTTTTCGATAGGTTTGTTCTTAAGAGAAGTACACCACCAACAATATCCATCCATCCCATGTTCACATGTTAGAAGTTGTCGATTGAGAGCCTGTTGATCTTTGGGATTCATATAATAAATATATTAGGTAATTGAGATTAAAACACTGTATACTATTTGAAAAGAGGTTTGTTGTGAATTTTATTAAATTCTTCAAGACCTGATGCAAGTTTCATCATATGAGTTCCTTCACCTCTACTATTAAGTATGAGAGAATCATAACCTTTTTCTTTTAAACCTTTTGAGATAATAAGGTCCATCGCTGCATCAAACTTATTATTTGCTGATTCGTTAAGTACTGTTCGAGCTTGTTTTTCAGGTATTCCTGCTTCAAAAAGACTATCCATAATTTTCAGATCTATTTCCTTATCTGTGACATCGAAATTGTGAAAGACTGAAGTATATAGATCATCTGCAATATCTCGGATATTTGTAGGTAGTGCTTTATCATACCCATTGTTAATTATAGAATACGAACCATCACTTAGTTCTGCATTTTCAATGATTAGAGGTTTCTTTGGTTTAAAGTTTTCTTCAAATGTCTTAGAACCACCGATTGCATGAGGATTATCCTTTACTAGAGTTGAACCAGTCTTGTCAGTAAACCAAGTACCACCACGGGTTGAATCTGTATTTTTATTAAAGTCATCAGCGTGTCGTAACCAAGTTGAAGCAACATCTCCTGCTTCTTTAAGAATAGGTTTCACTGCTTTAGCCATTCCACCAACTCCAAAACTTAATGCTGCATTCTGCATACCCTCCGGTGTTGAGAGTGCTTCTTTACCGAATGGACCTTTCTCTACGTTCTGGTTAAACTCTTTCAGAGCTGCTCGATAAGTCTTAGGTGCTTCTTCATCACGTAGTAGTTTTGGAATACCTCCTGCGATAAATGATTTAGCGAAGTCATTGGCATCTGTGGCTGCATGTTTGAGTAGTGAAAGAGATGCTTGAGCTTTTTCTTTTAGTTTCTTTTCCCCTGTAAGTATGTAGTTATTGAAATCTTTACTCGGTGATGGCATTCCTGTAGATAAAATAGAAGGTATCTTGGACTTAAACTCTTTTTCTTGACGCTGTAAAATGGGAAGAACTTCTTTGTCATTCCCTAGCATTGGAGTAGTTGTTTCTGTTTTACCTAGTAGTTGTTCCATATTTGTTCTTTGCTCTCTCTAAATACTCCTTGTAGTTACGTGGGAAGTTTCTTTCACTCTCATCGTAACCTAGTTTGAAAACCTTCTTGACGGGAACAATCTCCATCTTACCTCCTTTGTCGTTATGAAAATCAAGTGATGCTCCAGAGTTCTTAGTTTCGATTTGATGCATGTTCAATTCTGGTTTTTTCCCATGCATGTAGATTCCTGCTTTCTTAAGATGATATCGAATCGATGAGTGATGAACTTGGTAGATCTTTGTAATGGCTGAAATGCTTATTCCTCCAGCATATAACTGGACGATCATATCTCTCTGTTGAAAGTTTAATCTGTTCACCCAATAGCTCATAGTTTTAATCTTCATCCTTATCTAGTTTGAGAATTAAGCCAGCGATACCTCCGATCTGTCCAGAATGTTCGATAGACTCTTTCGGTCGTCCCATAACATGTTCAGTGATGAACTTAGCTGCTGCAACATTGGGTCCTTCTTCTTGGTAGTAGTAGTCTCCTTTCTTTCGATCAAACTTTTCTGTTGTCACTCCAATCGCTGCATCTATCTGAGCTTCAAGTAACGGTTGAAACCTTTTATGTAGTGTTTCGACCATCATCTGCTTCATCTGAGACGTAAGCAACGTATGGTTAGCAACCTTCCTACCTGCTCCCTTACGAGCTCCTCCTTTCTTAGTTGTAGACTTCTGTCGAATTTCAATCATTCAATGTGTACAAGATAGAGATGTGTTATGTAGTACTCTATTTGATTATTGGCTTTGTTACCTTTTTCTCGTGTTCCCATTCTGCCTCTATGCATAGACCACAGACCCATTGATGAAACTTGCTTCTATATTCTGCTATCATTTCCTTCTTGCAGAGAGCACACTTGTTTCTCTTTGAGTCTGGCATAGTTTAGCACTTGTGTCCTGTCTTTTTTACTTTACCACAGTTCTTGCATTTCATATAAATTGGATTTGCTTTTTACCGCATCTGCAGAGTAGAGTTCTCATTACGCCGCTCAAATAGCTAGGAACTTCCTCTACGATGATGTAAATATGCTTAGACTTGTTAATCTTACAAACTCGTTTCTTCTTTGTTCTTGGAGCTTGTATTAGTTTATCTTCGAGGAAGTTGTTTATCTTTCCTCTAACGAATCGATAACTATTATGAGACCAAGCTCTCTTCTGTATCTTTTTATCGAATGAAGTCATAATCTAAATAACGAGCGAATTACTTCTTACCCTTTCCCGTAGGAAACCAGAGAATTATCAGCACTCTGTAAGAACTATTGTTTACACCCTAAACCCTCCAATGAAAAGGAGGGAAAACAAAAAATTGAGCTCCACTGAACACCCGAAAAATTCAGTAGAGGGTTCAGGATGTAACTAAAATAATTCTATCACGTCTGCAGAAAAATGTCTGACTCTCACGGTTTCTAGTGATTCATCACAAAAGATCGTCGATACCCTTAGGGAATTGAGTTTGTTTGTATTTTACTTTGTTTTTGAACTCTCCTCCAGTCTCATAGATCTTTGGTTCTATTCTCGTAAACTTAATCTCTTTTGGTTCTGTATTTTTAAGTTTCAGAACCATCTCATCTTTTTCTTTATTCATCTCTTCGAAGAACTCGTATTGACTTTCTAGGAGTCTAAGAGCTTCCTCATTCTTTTCTTTGGCCATTGTTCTAGCAATAACCATCATCACTTCGATGTTCTTAGACTTATCATCAAGTATTCTTTTAATTTTTCCTGAGTTGTGTAGCATACTAGAATGTTATGTTCTCCTCGGCTTCGATATGTTGTACGGTCCAATCCTTTTCGTAGAACTTTCCATTATCGAATGTCATCTTAATATTTCCTGTAGTTCCGGTTCTTCGGTTTGCTTGGATTGAAACGTTAAGGTTGTTTGAGATTTCTACAACGCCTGAGACTTTTCTCATCTCTCTCCAGAGAAGGATTACGGTATCAGATTCCTGAGCGATTGCTGCAGTTCCTCGGATATCCTCTAACGTTGGTTGATTTTCCATCTTAGTCTTTACAAGGTGACAGATAACGAAAATGACTACATTCCATTTCTTTGCTAAACCCTTAAGCTCTCTCATAGCTTGACCCATACGAAGGGAATGGTTATCAGTCCCGTAGGGAACAACGAAGTCTAGATGGTCGATGATAATTACTTTCGAATTGTATTTTGCTATAGACTCTACGACTTTACTTTCTATCCAATCCATCGTTACAGCTTTTAGCGTGAGTGGTGTGAAGAAATGCGGAGGTTCGAGTCCACGTTCTAGATACTTACGAATAAGTTCTTCAGCAGATTCCTCGAAAGGAAACCACGTAGGGTTATATTCTTTGATTCGATCGGTTAAGTCTAACATGAAAGAAGTTTTACCGCTTTTAGTTGCAGCGGTTATCGTAACAACCTGTTGTCTACGGAAACCTTTTAGAATGTTATCTATACCAGACCAACCAGTTAAGATCTTTTCTTCTTCTTTTTCATTACGGATTCTTTTAACGATTTCATCTGAAGAAACCATCTCGTCAGAACCAGTATATGTTTTCGCAATAGTCTTAAGACGATCAAGACCTTCTTCTAACTCAATACCGGAATAAGTATTCTGAAGTTCAGCTTGTAGATTTTTGAGGAGGATGTCTGTATCGTATTTCATAGATTTGCTCCAGTTAAGACTTTCTTGACCGTATCGAGAGTCCAATCGATGTCGTTATATTTATCTTTGCAGTAGTTCAGAGCATTGTTGACTTTATCTTTTTCAAATTTCGTAACGTCGGTCGCGGCGCGCAGGTGCCTTTTGATGGCGACGCCAATTTCTCCCTTAGAGGAAAAAGTTAAACCACGTCTTGTAAAATAAACAGCAATGAGTCTCATTCGAGCGTCTTCGCTCTTTCTCATCTCCTTGAGATATTCCTCATAGGAAAAAGGAGTATCGTCTTCTACTTTTTTCTTTCTTGTCTTTTTTACTAGAGGTTCAGAGCTCTGCTCTGTATCCATAGGTTTAAGTTTAAGTTTAAGTTTAAGTTTAAGTAGAGCTGGCTGCACCAGGCTGTACCCAGACTGTACCAGTTCATCTAAAACGCTAATAGGGATCGCATTTAAGCCTCTCTCAACACCTTTACTCACACTTGGGTTATTTGCTTGGTGTTTTGCGAAGTTTTGTATCGCAACCCAACCTTTTCGATAAAAAACCTTTTTGTCCTTCTCAAATCTTGCGATAATTTTTAGTACCATTTCTCGGTCAATTCCCGTTTCTAGAGCTATATGTTTTAGAGGAATTTCATAGATTCCACAGATCTCAGTGTATGGGTTTGTCAGAAAATATAAGAAGAGAAGTTTCTCAATAGGGTCGAGGTTGGCTGAATAGTCATCTATCCAAAACTTCGTATTGATAATTCGCTGTTTTGACATAGTCGTATTTCGTTAATTGATAATACGCCAATAGCTAGTCCTTCAGTTTATCCCAGTCACCCCCTTGCAAGTGATGACCAGAATAAAATGTGCAAGAGTATTTATTAGCTAAAAAGAGTATACCATATTTTTGAGATTTTGTAAACTGACGTAGTGTACAATATAAGTAGAGTATGGTAATGTATGTATAAATATGAACAAGTTGCCTAGAAATACTATAACATAAAATAAGTTATTTGTAAAATAGAAATTGTATCGTAGTTCTATTACATTTTTTAGAGTTTACAACATTACAATACAAAATAAGATCTGTGTACATTGTACAAATAAGAATAAATATGGTAGTATATCTAGGTAGGTGAGAGGAAGTACGAATCCAATAAAGTAATTATATTTTTTGAAGGGTCATTCTACTTAATCTTCTCACCTATAACCGATTGTTTTTTAATAAAACTCAAGCGTTCTCTATCAACGTAAACAAGGTAGATTGGTTCACCAACTGTGGGTCTCTTCGGGGACCTACTGATTGGTGAATCAAGGAGCTCTTTAATAACTAATTATTCCCAGTACTCGGGGTTTATGTGAAAGGCGAACTGTGTAAACTACCGGCTAGACTCTACTCTATTTTATAGTATGAAATAATGGCAAAAGGTGCCACATCAGCATAATCACCTAATGAACCTCGAACACTGGGAATAAAAACAAAAATATCATGATGAATGAAAATAACGAAGAAGTAATTAGTCCTCGTGCTGAAGATGCAGTTGCAACACCTGAAGAAATTGATGAGGTTGTAGAAACTGTAGTTGATGAGGAAGAAGTAATTGAAGACTAATGCAAGTCCTATGGGAGATACCGAAAATCTTTCTATGGATTCTATTTGTAATAGGATATAAGATCTTTGAACTAATAAACAAAAAATTGTTAAAAAAATGAGACCCTTAAAATATAATTTCATTCCAGAGCATCAACTCAATAATTTTGATGATAGTGCTTCAGGAATTGAAGTGACAATCACGAAGCAAGCCTGTATTTACTTCAGTACTTTCGTTATAGGTCTCTATGAGATGAAAGGAAAGTATGTAAGAATCTTTGCAGATATTCCAAACAAATCTATCTCTTGGAGAGAGGTGAAAGGAGGCAATCTTGACTCAATTAAAAACATTCGAAAAATAACAGTGAATACTCAGGGAACTGCAGTTCTATCGGTTAAGAAGATTCTAGAAAAGATGGAACTTAATCTTAAAGATCTGCCATTCAAAAGAGTTCCTGTTACGAAATACCAGGGTGCATTAGACGAGGAACCCTATTACGTAATTGACTTAAGAAACTATGGTAAGTAAAAAACAAGAAACATTGAGTAGTTTATCAGGACTCGAACAAGCTTTTTATGATGCAAATGGGAAACCAGTCATCTTAAAAAACTTGCTCACTACAGACGATTGGTGGGAATTAAAAAACAGAAAAGGTTCTAAGATTATTCTTAACCACGACGCAGTAAAAAAGATTGCAGATAAAGCTGGTATTAAAACAAACCCACAGTATACAGTTCTTACACAACCCAAGTTTGATAACAACTACCAGTACCTGATGCAAGTCGAGATCTGCGATTCTAAGGGTCGATGTACTACCGAAATGGGGGAATCTAACAGAAGCAATTTATCTGCTAGAGGACGAGGAAATCCTGCGAATATGGCTCAAAAAAGAGCATACGATAGAGCAGTTTTCCGACACTTAGGTATTACCGGACTCTTAGGGGAAGATGAGTTAGAAGATATTGAAGTCCCTAAAGAATCAATGAACAGACTCACTGAAGAAGAACAGCAGCAAATTGTAATCTATGTCAATGAACTTCTTCTAGTAAAAAAGAAACCAGATCTGACTGCATTTGCAGCAAAAATGAAAAAGGGCACAATGCTCAACGACAACCAGTTAGAGTATCTAAGAAAACTATATAAGAAAAAATTAGCAGAGGTAAGTTCATCATTCTAATCTATGTCATCAATCGGTATCAACAGAATAACACCATCGATGATACAGGAGTATGAGAACTGTCCTAAGCTTTTTTACTATAGAAGTTTTCTAGGTTTAAAGTTACCACAACCTCAGATGCACTTTGCTTTCGGTAATGCTATTCACTTAGCTATCGGAAACATCTACGATCAGATGGACAAGGAAACTTTGTGGCAACTTGCTGAGGTTAAGATCGTGAAAGATATTTTCTTAAAAGAATTTCGTCTTGAACACCTAGATGCTGATGCATTTGTTACCGAAGAAGAAAGAGTAGCAAAGTTTGAAGAAATGAGAGATGATGGTTTACTTATCATCAAAAGTTATTGGGAAATGAAGGAAGATCTTTATGCGACCCATGACATCAATCCTACTCAATTTGAGTTGCCTGTCAAGATTCCTATAGTGAACCCAATGACAGGTAAAGCTTTAGAGATTCCAATGTCTTGCAGATTGGATGCACTAAATTACAATGAAGGTATCGTTGAATTGAAGACAAGTAAACCAAAGTACGACGAGGTAGAAACACGAAACTTACCTCAAGCCCTTTCATACATACTTGTTCGTTATCTACAGACTGGAAAAATTCCACCTTGGTTAACTTACATTGTTATGAGAAAAGGTTTGAGTGCTAAAAGTAAAGAAAGAATACAGGTTCTAAAATACTACTATGAAGAAGCTGATGTATTGGCATTCATAGCAAGAATCGAATCAGTGTTAGAGCAAATTAGAGCAAGACAGTTTGATCGACCTATGATTGGTCATCCTCAATTCTGTGACTGCTCGAAGTTTGAAAGAGAATTAGACGTGACATTATACAATAACTAAAACTATGAAATATAACGTAACAGGTGTAAAGGTGACTCCAATGACAAAGAAGGACGGAATGGGAACTTGGAATAAGATTCAGTTGAAGACACGGGAGACAGGTGAAACTGTTCTCGATCTTGGTTTCTCTGTTTCTAAGTCAGTTCGAGATACTATTGCAATCGGTTCAGTAATCGTTGGACGTGTAGAGCAAAAGACTTGGAATAGTAATGGAAAAAGTGGAGTCAATATGGTTCTTGAAGGAATTACTGCAGAGTATGTTTATGACTTGCTTCTTAAGCAGTTTCCAAACATCGAAGGTGGTGCACCAGCAGTCAAGAATGATGGATTCGGTCAGCCAGCAGCAATGCCAGTCGCTGATAGTTTCTCATCGACACCGATGCCAACGGTTCAATTGAGTGACGATATTAACCCTGACGATATTCCTTTTTAGCTTATGATGATACTTCCGATGCAGTATGACAGACATTCTGGACCGGATGCTGTCGGTAGTCATAAATTAACATTCTCAATAGATGAAAGTGTTGGTCTAGATGGGTTCAATCCGATGGAAATTAAAAAAGGTACTCAATTCATTGTTACCCTAATTGAAGCGGATTCAAAAGAAGCAGAAGAATTTAGGTCAGAAACTCCAGAAGAAAGCAAAGAGAGATTCCGTAGACGAATGAACTCTCTCATAAATAAATATGCAGATCTTGGAGTTTCACGTGAGGAGTTCAAGGAGGTTTTGAAAGAAAAAGGTTTGATTGTCGAATCAACAAAAGAATTAGACCTTGCAGGATACGCACGAGTGATAGCATTACTCAATGAAAAAATATATGAACGAGAAAAAGATACCGGAAGCAGATAAATACTATAGTCCAACTTCTATTATCCGTGAAGGATTCTTAGGAGACTGGATGAAGTCAAAGAAAACATTTGTCGATATGTTGAGGACAGAACGAGCAATCGAAGTCTTTAAACCAATCATTAAAGTTGGTCCAAAGAATACTCAATACTTCATAAAAGGACAAACACTTCTTGATATTCTAGCAGATATCGACGCAGGTACCCTAAGACTATAATTATGGAAAAAATAAACAAAATCATTGAGAGGCAAAAAGACTTCCAACGAATTGTTGGATTCCCGATTGATTCAAATCTTGAGTCAGATCGAAATGAAATGAGTGAGAAGTATATCTTCAAACTTATAGAAGAAGCAATTGAATTACGTAAAGAATTCCCTAGTGTGATGAACCCTTGGAGTAAAAAACAAAAAGAAGTAGACTTATTACGAGTGAAAGAAGAAATGTCAGACGTTCTACTATTCTTTATCAATCTTCTTGCTACTTGGAAGTTTTCATTTGAGGAGATTCTAAATGTTATTGAAGAAGTTCAGGAAAATAACTTCAGTAAAGTTGCTGAAAAGAAACTTAAGATACTTAATGAGCAGATCTTAAACATTCCAGGGTATATTCCACTACTCGGTTATGGTAACCCTACACCTAAACGTATTCATCTCTATAAGAGTTTTAGAGATACTCACGTAATTGATGAAACTATATCATCTCGAGAGTGTTACTATACTCACCTCGTCAAGTATCTACCACCAAATAAAAACGAACCAACGGAGGATGATATATCTTTCTGGGAACCGTTTCTCGTAGAAGAAATGAAGATCGTGACAATGAATCCTGACGTTGAAATAATAAGACACTACTAACATGAAACCTATTCACATTCTCATTGACGGTTCGGACAACCTTGGTAAAACTACAGTCATTCAATTACTTTCACGTAAGTTGAATCTGCCTGTAATTAAGATGCCAAACACTGAAAAGTTCATTGAAGCAGGAAACGTTGAAGAGTTCTCTAAGTTCTACAATGAAACCCTTGTCCAGTTTAGTGAAAGTTCATTCATAATGGATAGAGGGTTTACAAGTACTCTAGTATATTCTAAAGTATTCGCTCGAAAAAATGATGTATCTTACATCGACGGTATTCAAAATAAGTTGAAACCTACAGTATTTATTCTTACTGGACGTACTAGAAAGAATTCAGCATACGGTACATTTTACTTCACTTCATTCAGTCAAGACCCTGTCTATTCTGATACAGAAAAAACACGAATTGACGAAGAGTTCTGTGAGTTAGCTCGTAAGAAAAGTTATCATCTCATCAGTGTTATTGGAAAATCTCCACTAGAAATATGTGATGAAATCATGTCAAAGATCGATAAACCTGTAACAAACTTCTATGGAGAATCAGACTTCTAAAAAATATATCTTAGGTGGAGGTATTTCTGGATTAGTTTTTCAGTACTACAACCCAGAGTTCACAATCATCACTCCAGACATTGGAGGAATGTATGCAAATTCGTATGTCGTATGGTTACACCAAACTGCAGAAACTCAAAAACTTCTTAGAGATCTTGGTTACCAAAACGTAGATAAACTTCATAAGAAAAGCTATATGGGTTACTACAATCAAGGGTGGATTAGTGAACAACTATCACCTGAGATGAACCTACGACTTATTCAGAAAAAAATGAGTAAGTGGGATGAACCAGTAGATAAGACGTTCATCCCTGCTAGTTATGATATGTCTACGAGGTCAGCAAAATCAGTGAACTACATGAACGTCCTAGACGTTAACCCATCGGAAATAATTAAAAAATTAGATGAACAACACGGAAACATCATCAATGGGATTGTTACAAAAATTACACCCACAACAATTACTTATCAATCGAATGGTGAACTTATTGAAGTTGAATATGACGAACTCATCTCAACTATACCTGCACCCTTCTTTTGGAAAGCCTATGGAGATGAAAGAAACTTCAGATACGAACCAATAACGAATATCATTACTACTGTAAAGCCAAAGGAGTTCAATGATAAATTCGAAATGGTTTATTACGGAGATGAAGTATCGTTCACTCGTATCTCACATCTACAGGGTAAGTATGCGATAGAGTTTACAGGGGAAATAACTAAGGAGCAGTTTGAAGAATTGTTCCCAGAGTATCCTGTAGACAAGGTCGTACTTATTAAGCAAGGCAGAATCTTCAAAGAAGAGAATGAACCACCACAGAACAATATCACTTTTCTAGGCAGATTCGGTAAATGGGAATTCGGAATTACTACAGAGCACATTATTAAAGAAAGTATAGAATACAAAAACAAATGAAAACAAATAAATTGACAGATATTCAGAAGGACACACTTGACGTACTCAAAAACTTTAAGGAGTGGAAGATTGAACCAAAGATTGCAGACATTGCAGCAGAAATTGGTATCGGTTGGAGTTCAGCTCGTGATCGAGTAAATAGTCTCATTAAGATAAAGTTAGCAGTACGTAACAAGAAAACTAAGAAAGTTTCACTCAAATAATTTATGCGAATTCTCATTACTGGTTCTAGCGGAATGATAGGTTCTGCCTTGGTTGATAAGTTGATCGAAGAAGGTCACGATGTCATTGGACTCGACGAAGCTTATCCAATCTTTAACAATTACCAACCGACGATACTTCACGATCTTAGACATCAAATTGAAAACTCAAAGATTCAAGAAAGTGAAATGAAGTTTGACTTGATGATTCACTTGGCAGCAAATGCTAGAGTATATAACTCTGTGAAGAATCCTAAATTAAGTTACGACAATATCTCAATGACTTACTGGGCACTTGAGTTTGCTCGTAAGAATCACATTCCGAAGTTTCTATTCGCTTCAAGTCGTGAGACTTACGGTAACGGAAATGAACTTCCTGTAGCAGAAGATAAATCATCACATCGTAAGACTGAGAGTCCATACACTGCAAGTAAAATATCAGGTGAAGCATATTGCTACGCTTATGCAGAATGTTATGGTATGGACACTAAGATTATGAGATACTCTAACGTCTATGGTAAATACGACAACTCAGATCGGTTCGTACCCAAAGCCATCAAAAAGATGAAGGCAAATGAACCATTCGAAATCTGGGGAGATGGTAAGTCAATGTCATTCACTTATATTGATGATTGTATTGATGGTACAATGACTCTCATAAATAGATGGGATGAAGCTAAGGATCGTGAGTACAACATTGCATCAGATACTCAAGATAGTCTCATTAGTGTAGCAGAGAGAATCAAGAAAGAACTTTTCTCATCTTCAGGTATTCTTATTACTGATAACCTCGTAGGTGAAGTTATGAACTTTCAAGCAGATATTACAAAAATGAAGAACCTTGGTTGGACCCCGAAAGTCTCAATCGAAGAAGGAATAAATAAATCAATCAACTGGTATGCCTCACAATCCTAACCTCGAACCAAAACACCACGCATTTAGAGTACTCTTTGGTCAGAAACCATTGACGAAGTTCAAGGACTACCGCAAAGCAATTAAGGTAGAACTTCTATCACCAGAACCTAAGGAAGCAATGATGAAGAGAATCTATGATTTTGTAAAAGCTACTTGGTCAGAAGATGGAAGAGAATCAGAACGTGCAACAAAAGAAGAAATGGTAGATGCTATGAACCAGATGCTATCAGGAAAAGCACTCGGACTTGGTCTAGAGACTATCAACTTCACTTTTAGAATTTCAGGAATCACTCGTGTAGATACTCACCAGATTGTTCGTCAGAGAATCGGTGTTACGTTCAGCCAACAGTGTACCGGAGATCGTATGATGCACCACAATGATATTCTTACTGAAGAGTGTATCGCAGGTAGTAGTTCAATCAACGACTTCATCGAAGCAACTCTATGTAACAAAGTTACTTATGCTGATATGATTGACCGTGGTATTTCTATCCAAGCTGCTAGAACTATTCTTCCTCATAACTTGGAGACATTTATCTTCATGAATACTAACCTCATGACATTGATGTTCTTCCACCAGAAAAGAATTGATGATGGTAGTCAAACTTGGCAGATAAATGAAATTGCTCAGCAGATGGCTGATGTAGTCTGTGAAGCTTATCCAGAGCTCAAGGAGGTATTCGAAAAGAACAAAAAGAGGTTTAAGTTCCAGAAGGAAGCAAGTGCTGATCGTAAGAATCTTTTCTCTACAGGTCTCTATGTACCTAAAGATGATGAGTTTGAGTACCACGAACGTGACTTCCTTTACGCTAAAAAGAAGGAGGAAATGCACTTCACAAATACTCCAATCTCAACGAAATACTTCTGGGGACTTACTGAAGTTACTGCAGAGGAATACAATCTTATTCAGAATCTCTATCTAGCAAATAACAAGAGAGTTCATGAAGAACAACCGTCAAACCTAGACATCTTCACTCTTAATAGCGATACAAACAAGAAGATAAATAAAATACTCGACAATGCTAAATCAGAAACCACAGGAATTTGATACCTTCGTTGATGCCCTAAAGGCTACAATCACAGAAAAAGGTTTTAAGCAGGTAGACAATAGACTTAACCGTACTACTCAGAACCTATCTAGCCACTTCATTGAGATTAGTAATAGCAAAGTTCTAGAATGGTTACGTCGGGAAGAAGTTCTTGAAAAATATAAGGATGATTCTAAACGAATGTATTCTTCTTTCAAGAAAGCAATAGTTGAAGCAAAGAAAGACCCTAACTCTCGTAGACTAATGGTCTTCAATGATAGTCGGTTCAATGAAATCTATCAATGTTTTACTTCATTCCACTTTGTCTATACTAAAAGGAATGAGTTTGACATGATAGTATACCAACGATCATCAGATCTTATTAAACTTAAAGACGACCTAGTTTTCTTTGCCAACCAGATGAAAAAGTTTGAACGAGGAACTGACTATTATGTAACGAAACTTATCGTTATTTATGGCAGTATACATTACGAGATAGATGTGGTATAATTAAAGTATTATGAAACAAAAAATGAGTGTGGTAAACACCTGGACTCGGTTCGATGACGTATATGTCTCATACTACGATTCGAATGGAGAAAGACAATCAACGAAAGTAAAAACAAAATGGTACTTTGTTATTCACAACAACACTCTTGAGCAGGCATCTGAACTTCTTAAAACTTCTAGATATGTCTATGAGTTAGAAACAGGTGAAGAATATACTAAAATCTATTGTCAGAATTCAGAGACCTATAAGAAAACTGACCTAGTTGTTCTCTTAGAGAAAAATGGAATAGTAACCTTCGAAGGTGACTTAGCTACAGATAAGAGATGGTTCATTGATAAGCAGGTAGAAATATCAGATCGTTATGAGAAACTGTACTTCGACATCGAGACTGATGACTCTCTGGAAAAAATTGAAATTGGACGAGATCGAATTCTTAGTTTTGCTGCAATAGATGGCCACGGTAAGAAGTTCTTCATTATCTTAGAAGAACATACAGATGAAGCTGAAGCAAAAATGCTTGCCAAGGTTCTAAAGTTGATGGGTAAGTACGACATCATTCTTGGATGGAATAGTTCACTTTTTGACATTCCATATATCCGTGAAAGAGCATTCAAACTAAATACTCAAGAAAATGAACTACGTAAACTCTACTATGACAATGTTCGAACTGTAGCTAACTACGATCTTCTTAAGAGATTCAGACACATCTTCCGTTTCGATAGTCATATTAAGAAGTTCAATCTCAACTTCGTTAGTAACTACTTCATCGGTAAGGGAAAGGTAGATCACACTGGTGATAAGATTATCGATCTATGGAATAACAAAAAAGATCTACTAAAAGAATACAACATTGAAGATGCTATCCTCGTAAAAGAATTAGATGAAAAACTTGGAGTGTCAGACATGATGATTCGACAATGTCAATGGTGTGGAGTTCCGGCAAGTCAGTTCGGTCTCTATGCTATCATTGATGCTTACATTCTAAAGATTGCTCATAGTGTCGGTAAGTATGGTAAGACATCTAATGCAGCAATTAGAGAACGGAATAAGAGTAATGTAAAGGGGAATCTAAACCCGGATGATGTTACAACTGATGAGAATAAATATCTAGGTGGATTGGTTCTAGACCCAGTAGTCGGAAAATATGACAGAGTCTATACGTTCGACTTCAAGAGTCTTTATCCCTCGATGATGAGAACCTCAAATATCGGTTACGACACTCTCAGATACGTAGCAGATGACAACTGTATCATAAATCCAGGTACGAATGAACGACCTAGAAGGAGTGGACAAATCATTGAGACTTTCTTCGATAAGACTCCATCAGTTATCAATCTAGCAATCACGAATCTTCTGACAAAAAGAACTGAATACAAGAAGTTAAAACTCAAGATGATCGAAGAAGGAACTAATCACGGACCATTATGGGATCGAGTTGTCAGTGATGAGATTATCGTTAAGGAACTTGCTAACTCAACTTACGGTATTATGGGTCTAGAGTATGGAAGATACTTCGATGTAGATATTGCAGAGAGTATCACGTTATTCGGTCAATGGATTATTTCTTGGTCAAAAGACTACTTTGACAGTCTTGGTTATACTGTCATCTATGGAGATACTGACTCAGTCTTTGTATCGGTAGGTGATAGAATCTTAGACCTTGAAGAAGAACTTAGAAAGTTCCACGACGAACTTGGTAGAGTATTGAAGGAAGAATACAATGTCGATCAGAGTTACATTGTTCTTGAGTTCGACAAACAATACGAATCACTTATTCTTGTAGCAAAAAAGAGTTACGTAGGTCACGTGGTAAACATCGAAGGTAAGAAAACTGATGATATTTACGCAAGAGGTATAGAATACGGAAAAAAGAATACGTTCAGTTTCGCCGCAGTTAAACAGAAAGAACTAGTCGAAGGGTTACTTCATAAGAAACTTGTAACATCTGAAGAAGTTATCGAATGGGTTAAAAAGACTAAAGAAGAGTTCAATTCGAAAGACTTTACAGTCGATGAACTAACTCTTACGCAGAAAGTAGGTAAACCGATCTCACAATATACTGGTAAAACTCAACCACTACATGTTCGCCTAGCTAAGGTGTTACAAGAAAAAACTAATCAAGTATTTACAAACGTAGAGATTGATTATGTAATTACTGATGCAAGTAAGGGTATGAACGGAGTACTTGCTGAAGACTATGATGGTACGTTTGCTAGAGACTATTACTGGACAAACAAAACTCAACCGATTCTTGAAAGAATTACAGAAGTAGCATTTCCTGGTGTAGAGATCTTTGAGTTACCACCTAAGAAACCCCGCAAGACTAAGGAAAAAGACGTACAACCTTCACTTCTTGACTTAATACACTAGAATACATATTTCCTTATTTGTACATATGTACAAGGTGTATAAGTTTGGTATAATTAAAAAGTGGAAGTAACAATTACTACTAACAACTTCTACCAAACAATTATGAAAGAATGGAACAATGGAGTACCGATCTTAATCTCAAAGGAAAAAGAACTTGAGTTACGCAAAGCTTCAATGAAGCACGCAGAGTTTGTAAAAGGAATCATCGCAAAACTTAAAGCAGGGGTCGAATTAACACCAGAAGAAGCGTGGCACTATAAGTTACACATGTAATAATATGTACAATACAAAAATAAAAACTAGCATTTCTTTAGTAGAAAACAAAGGTGAAAAACTTATACAGATCTACCAAAGTACTTCATATAATAAAAATGGTAGAAATGCATGGGACAGACAAGCAGTTTATCTTGATGCAAAACAACTAAAAAAAATTAACAAACTTACAAAATAATATGAAACTATTCACAATGATGGTTGGAGGATTCTGGGCATTCATTATTCAATCAGTATTCTCAAACGTAGACAAGACAATTACGACAACGATGTCAGATGCCTACTTTGCTATTCTACAACTTGTAGCAATTGCAATTGCAGGATTTGTTACTATTATCATTCTTACCAACAAAGAAATCTAAATATATGGAAAATACTACAAAGTAATCAAAGATACATTTATCTGGGAAGAAGGTGCAATACTAAAATACGACAGAAATCTCGGAACAACTGGAGGTTACATGCCTATCGAAAGCGTATGGAACAAAGTAGAACACAATAACGAATATATTTCTAGTGAGATTATCGAAAACAATCCAGAATGGTTCGAAAGAGTCTATCAAAGTAATGTCGATAAACTAATGTTCTTATCAGTCGAAGCTTTTAAAGCTGCAGTACATTTTGTAAAATAAACTATGCGAATCGATCTTACTCATGTATTCCGTGAAGACTTCAAATACTTTATCAACTTGTATGAAAAAGAACAAGAATGTACACGAAAGATGATACAGAGATTTGAAGTAGATCTTATAGAAGTAGAACACCCCTCACCACGAGCCTATGTGCCAGAGGTGAAGAAGAAACTAACCCCAGTCGAAATTATAATGAGAGGATATGCGATAATTAAACCTTAGATATGATTATAGAAACATACACCTGCGATAAGTGTAAAAAGCCAATCCAAGATAGCAGTGAAGGGATTTACTGTATTTCTCACGAGAGCATCTCAGGGAGACCCATAATGGGAGACAACCGTATTCTACGAGACCTGCAATTCTGTCGAGATTGCTTCGGGAAGTATCTTGCGCCAATTCTAACAAAATAACCCTATGCCCAACACAAAACCATACAACAAAGAGGAGGTGATGAAGGAGATAGAGATTGCAATAAAAGATATATTTAAAGAATCAGGAGGCAATGATTATGTTTTCTATATTAAAGGTGAAATGGACGATGTGGTTATTGACGGAACTTTTGACCTAAATATTCTTCGAGATGATATTGAAAAGATAGTAACCGCCGCAGAACAAGCAGGAGAGGAGAGGATGAGGGAGAAGGTGCGTGGAATGAAGCTCCCTGATAACTTTCAAGGCACGAGAGAGGAGGTATGGTTTAAGAGGACAATTATGTTGGTACTTAGAGCATTAAAATAGATATGAAAAAACTACTTTGTAAACTTTTTGGGCATAAATATGATGCTATTGAAAAGTGTGTATTTGGGATAGAAATGAGCGCAATGAATAGAGAAGCTCTAAAGCCTGAAATTTCTTGCCTACGTTGTGGCTTAACAATAAAAGGATATAAAGATTAAAATAGATATGAACCTCATCTGCTTAATTCTCGGTCACGACTGGTACGGAAGACCGCCAAGACATTTCAAGTTTTGTACCCGATGTAATAAAATTAAAGACTTACGAATATATGACCAAAGAAAATAAAGATCTACAGAGATACAAAGATGCTGTCTGGGACTATCTCTTAGAGCATAGTGATATTACTGAAGGTGGTTCTTTGTTTGTGAAGTTTCATACAAAAAGTAGGTCAGTATTCGAAGGACATGTTACTGCTAGAATAAAAGGTTACCATCGAGGGGACCCTAAAGCTAGACAACATTTCTTAGAACAAAAATCCATAGAACATGTTATAATTAAAAAATCAAAGAAAGAGAAATGGAAAGCAGGAAAGGAAGAACGTAAGAAGATACTAGATGATGTTAAGTTTGAGAACGATATAAGAAAATATCCACAAATTATTAGAATACTTTTAAGATCTGTAAGAAAATGAAAATAGGATTCATCGGTCAAGGTTGGATAGGAAAGAACTACGCAGACAATTATGAGGCTAGAGGATTTGACACTGTACGTTATTCTCTTGAACCAGAATACGTAGGAAATAAAGATAAAATTAGTGAGTGTGACATTACTTTCATTGCGGTACCAACACCGTCAACAGCGACGACTGTAGACGTAACCGCGGTGGAATCTGCATTGAAATGTATCGGCATTGGTCGTGTTGCAGTCATTAAGTCGACAGTACCTCCAGAAACTACACAGAAGTTACACAAGAAGTTTCCACGAATTATGCTTTTTCATTCTCCTGAATTCCTCAGAGAGAAGTTTGCTAGACAGGATGTAGATAAACCTGATCGAAACATCATAGGTATTCCCTATCTCAGGACGGTTGGTGAAAGAACTGCATATGAATTTGTTGCAATGAAGATTCTTAAGACTCTACCTGAAGCAACTCACGATAGAATTATTTCCTCAACTGAGTCAGAACTCATTAAGTATGCTGGAAATGTTTTTCTTACGATGAAGGTTATTTATGCAAACATGCTATACGACTTAAGTGTTGGTTTGAATATCGATTATGATAATGTTTCTGAGATTATGAGTTTAGACCCTCGTATCGGTGATTCACATCTTACAGTAAATGAAGGAGGTAGAGGTGCTGGTGGGCATTGTTTCATAAAAGACTTAGAGGCATTTCGTCAGATCTATGACAAAAATACAAATAGTTTAAAAGGCCGTAACGTCATCAATGCTTTAATTATGAAAAACAACGAGTTACTAAGAAATTCAAAAAAAGACTTAGACTTACTCGAACAAATATATGGTAAAAGAATGTAGAGATTGCCGAAAGAGATTGAATATAAGTAAGTTCGGGCGAAGAAAGAATCCTCAAAAAACTCACACAGTTTACTACAAATCTATCTGTAAGAAATGTCTTGTCATTCGTACGCAGGAATGGGTTAAAAAGAACAGAAACAAACATAACGAATATCATAAAAACTATTACCATGCGACCCATTCCAAGTAAACTAAGAAAAGAAATGAGTGAGGACCCTTACTACTCTATCTGTACTAGAAAGGATAGTCATTGTAGTGGAAGAATCACATGGGAACATGCGTGGATATATGCAGGAAGACAGATAAATGAAAAATGGGCAATCATACCTCTATGTTGGCATCACCATCTAGGAACAGGTCTTAGAAAGAATATCAATCAACTCATTTCACTACGTAGAGCAACTCTAGAAGATCTGATGAAATATCCTAAGAAAGACTGGCAACAGGAAATGGAAACACTTAAACACGAAACAAATGAGTATTAAACTTTACGGTAGAATTCCTAGTAAGAAAAATAGTAAGATTATGATTTGTCGAGGTGGTCGACCTATTCTTATTCCGAGTCCTGCATACTCGACTTGGCATGAAGAACAGATGTGGGTACTTAAAGACCACAAAATTAGAAAACAAGTTCCTAAGAAAGTAAACAGTATTCAACTCGACTTCTATGCTCCTGATAGTCGTAAGACTGACTTAACAAATAAAGCAGAGAGTATTATGGATTTGTTAGTTGATGCAAATCTTATTCTAGATGACAATTGGTATGTCGTACCTTGCATCATCTTGAAGTTCATAGAAGTTGATAAGAAAAATCCAAGAGTTGAGATAACCTTTAATTAGTCTATGGTATATTAAAAGATAACGTGGGGTAGTTTAATTAGTAAAACAACTTCGGTTATGCCGGCTCATTCCCGGCCCCCACGACCATAGATCTTTTATCGGAGAAGTAGTATGACTGAAGTTCAGGGTAAACCTTTTCGGGAAACACTCAAAGTATGTGGGAATGAACGGACAGTTCTATCTCAATCGTTCAAAAGATGTGAACAATGCGGTAAGAAGGTTGGAATACCCTTCCGAATCATTGATGATTTATATTTTTGCTCTAAGTTCTGTTTTCAGAAATACTACTGAGGAATACTCTAAACCACCTAGGATATTTCTTAGGTGGTTTTTGTTTAGAGTTACTTCTCGAAACGAGAGATTACGAATGCGTAGAACGCACCTGCGGTAATGAGAACCTGAGAAACAGTTTCCCACAAACCTGCATAACTGAGTGTTGTATAAATTGCAGATGCAACAATAGAAGCAATAAGAAGTACTGCAAGAGTTTTGTAACCCTTAAGTCTCTTGTTACCCTTGATGCTCTGAATGAACAACGATACGATGACTCCTAAAATGTATTCCATATTATTACTTAACCTGGTTATATCCAGGATTCTGGAAGCTAAGAGCCACTCCAAACTTCCAGAGTTCTAGATATAATCCCAAATCAAATGAAAACAATAGGCATTTTAATTTTTGCAGTAACCTTCATCTGGGCTCTTATTGGCTAGAAAGAGTCCTTGCGGTAGTTGCTGCTACATTTCTAACAGCAGGAGCAATTTCTTTTAGTTTCTTACCTCCTTGGTAGAGTGCCTGTGCTGTAAGAGTTCTAGCAGGAGCAGATTCTGCAGCTTTTATTCCACCGAAACCAACGATACCAGCAACTGGATTTACTAAACCAAGTCCAAGTGCACCGATTATCTCTTTCAATGAGATATGTGCTTTTTCTGCAGCACGTCCAGCAAGAGCATCATGTATTGAATGTTCCTTCGAAAGGTCTTCAAACATACCTCGAACTTCTGTTGGTGCATTCTTTTTAACTTCTTCAGAAAGAGTTCCGTAAATGTTTTTAAGATTCTGTTTAGAGAATGTACTTTTATTTGCTAACCAAGCAGAATCACTTAAGGAATCTCCAATTCTACGACGTAGTTTATCGAGTTCTGGAAGAGTCAATTTGTTCTGTTTCAATAAACCAGCACCACCAGGTACATCACTCTGTATATCTGCAAGAAGTTCTTTACGTGTGATTGCTCCACCTTTGTCATTGATGTTCTTGACTAGAGAATCTAACCAAGTATTTCGATCAATCATCTTTGTTTTATATCCAGGAGCATTGAGTGCTTCACCGATAGATGTATTGAGGTTAGTAACCATCTTTTTAGAGTTATCAAGAAGTGAAGATACTGTACCGATTCTTCCACCTTCAAGAAACTTATCAGACATATCCTTTCCCTTCATAAGTTCCCTCTTAGTTTGGTTGAGGAAACTTCTAGTCATACTTCTAGGAAGAGTATCAACAAGACCACCAACTGCTTTTGTTACTGCAATATTCGCTGTAGGAAAAAGTGAAGATACTACAGCATTACCACCTGTATTTCTTACAATGTCTGTAAAACTCTTATCGTCTTTCATCCCTTGAGCTGCACCAAAGTAAGCTCCTTGAATTCCTGACTGGAGAGATTTACCTACTAGATTCGAAACTGTAGGGTTCGCCTTTGCGCTATTAAGAAGATCTGTTGCAATCTTTCCACCAGTACCTAGAGTTTTACCTCCTAGACTTTGAGGTGTCAGGAGCATCATTGCAGCGTCACCGATAACTTGCTTAGGTGAAGGTGCACTCGTATCGTACATTGATGTACTTCCTTCTGGAACCATACCGAGTTTCTCTTTTACTGCAGTAACACCTAATCCACCGAGAGTTCCAATAGCCTGTCCAACTTTCTCACCAGGCATTATATCTTGAATTCCACGAGTAATAGAATTGTCTAAGATTTTACCGTATATCGAATCGTTTGGATTTGTTCCAAGAGTACCACTATGAGGGTCAGGTGCTAGAGTCTTTGAAGGTGCTGGAGCAGTCCGTTGAGGAGTTATACCTAATTTCATTGCTACTTCCTCGACATCCTTCTGAGTAGGAGTTCCTTCGAAGTTTACTGTTTGTCCATTTTCGAATTTGATTGTAGCCATATTATGGTGTTACTGTCCACTTAATTCCAGTAGCTGTCTGACCTGAAGTTGCTGGTGCAGACATTAAGTCTTTACTTGTTGATGAACTTACACTAGGTCCTCCCATCGAAGCAGGTGCATCTTTGAGTTTGTCTGCAAGTTTTGTTTGGATTGTTTCGAGTCGTTCTTTAATGTATTTCTCACTCTGAGTACCTAGACCTTCAAACCCTGTTGACATTGATTTGATGAACTCCATATCTTTGTCAGACATAGCACCTTTAAGAAGTCCTAGATTATCTCTTGCTAGAATGGCTCCAAGTTGCTGTGCTTTAGCTGAAGCATCACCATAATCTGTAGACCAATTTCCAACCCAAGTACTACTATATCCACCAAGAGGTTTGTAGTCTTTATTCGTCATCATATCATTCACGATATCCTGTGCATCTGTCATAAGTGCATACACATTTGCAGAACGACCTCCTTGTTCAGCAAGACCTGCATAAACTTCGTTACGTAATGCTTGAGCTTCTTTACCTGAACCCTTGATGAGAGTTTCAACATCTCCTCCACCAGAGTTGATGATTTTGAGAATGTTTTGAGCAGCAGGAGAAAGATTACTTGCACTTCCTGGTAGGTTACCACTTGTAGAAGTATTTGAAGTATTGTTTTTATTGATTTCTGACTGAATCTTACTGAGTTCCAATTCACCTTTTCGTATATTCTGTCTGTACTCGGTAGAACTCTGATATTTCTTAATAGCAGTCTGATAGTCATCTGTAGGAAGAATTCCAGCAGATGGTGCAGTTTGCATGAGTGAAAGTGTACCTTGTTTCTGAGTATCATTAAGAGTTCTTGCAGACTTCTGGTCTGGAGTTTCGTAACTTGAAGCATTAAAAAAGTTACTAAGGAAGTTTGTACGAGCAGTCGTCATAGCATCTTGTTCCTTGATGATAAGATCTGATAGACTCTTTGCTTTGTTTGCATCATTAGACATTAAGAGTTCATCTTTTTGTTTCGTAAGATCTTTGATTCTCTTATCATGAGATGCTTGCATATAATTAAGAGCAACAGGCATCTGTGCAAAACCTCTTTGACCTTCGAACGTTTGAGTATTACTCTTAGTATCTGCAATGTTAGTATCTTCTACAGCAGTTCCGTACTCACTATTCAATCTCTTAGCAGTTGCATCAGCACCTTGTTCTGTTAGAGTTTTAGCAGAAGCATATCGATCCATTATAGATTGAGGGTCATATGAACCGGTCAGTGCAGCAATGTTAGGGTCAGTAGGTGTAACTGCACCAGATGAAGAAGTCGAAAGAAGACGATTCTTAACCTGTGTTTCTGCTGATGTCGGTGTTGTAAGTGTTGGAGGGTTCATGTTAGTTTAGGTTCGTATCAGTACTAAAACCAAGTGTAGGATATCTACGTTGGCTTGGATAACGTTGCTTAAGTGGCGTGACAATTTCCATAATCTTCTGACGTGCAATGTTCATATCATTATATTCTCCTGTAATAGAGAAAATGATTTCTAGAACTGAATTGACGAAAGGTTCAGTTGCTATATCCCATCTACCTGTCCACATCGGAGTGTCAGTCGTAGCTGCCGCTGAAGCAAATACCTGTGATTGAACTCCTAGAAGAGTTGTAACCATATTCGTCGAGTAGTAAGTAAGAGTAAGAGGTATATTTTCTGAAATAAATACGTTCTGGAAGTAGAATCCAGTAGCAGAAGGGTTTACTGAAAACGCTACAGTCATCTGCAGATAACCAATCGAGGTGATTGTGGGTGTTCCAACAGTTGTCGGAGATGACCATGCAAACTTACAACGGTTCCAACCCACGATAAATGATTGTCCTAGATAGTTTGTTGTAGATGTCTGAGAATAATAATTTGAAGAATCAGTTCCCCATTTTAGGGTTACTGAAGTGAGATTCGTAACTGTAGGGAAATAAACATCTAGATAGAGATTACTTCTGTTCTGGTACATTGTCATGTCTAGAACAGTAAACGTAGAGTTTGTAAGAGTTCCTGTAGTTCCTGAATAGTCAAAAGAAACAGAAGAAGGCCAAGAAAATCCTTCGTAGTTATTCGTAGAAACATTTGAGATTGCAGTAGCACCTACCCAAGTTCCTTGTCCGTTATACGATGTAGCAGCATTTAGAGTCGTGTAGTTACCTGCAAGACTTTTTACATTAAGATACTGTACACCTGACTCAATTGCTACAGCCATCTTCTGAGGATAAAGAGCCCTTGCGAAGTTCATTGGAGATACTAAAGTGTATGAATCTCTTTTAAGATCTGAAGTATACGGAGCTAAAGTGATAGGATATTTGAAGTCACTCTGAACTGCGTATGTATAGATTCCTGGGTTGTAGTTGAAATTGACTTTCTTAATAGTCCAAGGCCAGTCATGAACTTCCCCCCAGATCTGAAGTACTGAATTGATCGCTCGGAAACCAACCGTAGACATATCGATAGAACCTGAACCTGTATCTCTACGTCTATCGTTGATGAGAGTATTGAAGTATGCTAGGTCGGTTGACATATATTATATCGTACTACTTTTAATTGATAACATACACTGGACACTACTTAAGTTTAGTAAGTGGTTCATAATCTATTTCAATCATACGAGGTAACCAATCTGTCGTATCTCCAAGAATGGAATCTGTAGGCCAAACCATCTTAAACTGTATACCAAAAACTGCATCCTTAGCACCTTGGTTTATTGGGATATACTTATACCCTTGAGCTAAGTCATTTCTTGTAATAGTTGATGTGATATTTGCGGTAGTTGCTTGGTTAAGATATACAGTAAGAGTACCTGCGGTTGTTGTTCCTGAAGTTATCGAAGCAGCATTCTGGTAAACTCTAATGTAATTTACTTTAGAAAGAGGTGGTAGAATTATGACAGGAGTGTAAACATTTCCAGCAAGAGCATATTGACCAATACTATTGATAGTACCTAAGTCGAATGGATAGAACTTACTAATAATGTTTGACCCATTGTTACACGCCAAAGTGAAACCTTGTCTAGAAGTTCTATATCCTGAAGAACCTGAATATGTATTTGCAGCACCATAAAGTAATGCCCCGAATGTTACAGTTGACTCTGGTGTAGATGTACCTGTCACTTTAGTCTGTCCAATTTTTGCAAGTACATCATTGCCACCACGCTTGATTGGTCCGTGTGCATAGATTGCACCATCAGTACCACCCCAAACAGAGATAAGATCTGTATTCGAAAGTGAATCAGGGTACATCGGAGCTGCACCAAGACCGAGTTCTTGTATTACTTCAAAAGAAGAACCTGTATATCTACGAATCTGAGTCATACCACTTGAAGATATTGTGAAGATTCGAATTTCACCGTTAGGTGCTACATAGATATTTTTAATAGCTTTGACTCCAGTAAGTGGTATATAGTCTTGCATACTAATAACTGTCGATTGTCTATTCCAGATGTAAACTCCACAGGGTGTCGAAAAGTTTGCACCATTTGCTGCAATACCAATGACATCGAGTGTTGACTGGTGTACGACAATAAACATATTCCCACGGTAGTCTACAGCATCAGTAAGTCTGAAATATGTAGGGAAAAGAAGGACATTTGCAGTTATAGTACCGTTAGTTCCTCCGGCTGAAGTACCATCAATCTTATGTACAGCATTATCAGCAAAGAGATAAGCATAACTGTTATCCGCGACTCTCATGAAACAGTAATTCGATGTAATCGTCTGGCTAAATGCACCTGAAACTGTAGTAGTCAGCCAGACATCGTCGTTCGAAGCAAATGGCATTGTAGCAATACCTACCTGAAGAATATCGGATTTTTCATAAACATAAAAGAGTTTTCTTACACCATTTATTTGGTAGATTTCTAAATCAAAACCTACAGGAGTTCCTGTTGCACCTAATCCTCTCACCTTAGTAAGAACTCTATCGTCTAAGTCATCACCTTGGAAGATCTGGACTTCAGTCTTGTCCATAAAGTAGTAGTCGTCATTTACTGCATCATAAATTGCACTTGAAGCAAGACCTGATAGACTTCCACCAGAAAAAGTACAGTCTGTTAGGACTGAGTTAGAAGGTGATAAGTAACCCGGTCGAATGTAGGGATTAAAAAACCCACCAACAAGTTTACCAGCTTCTACTAAATAGTCAGTAGCAGGTGTTGGTACTGTCTGGTCGTCATAACCGTACCAGTTACCTCCGAGACCTCCACCACCTGTGACATCAATGTGTAATTTTGCCATATTATTTTTTCTGAATTAGTTCGAAATACTTTGAACGAATAGTTCTAGATGTTGCTCCTGTTACAGTAATTGTTTGAGTAAACATGCCTAGACTTGTATCTAAAGGATTCATGAGGTTTGTAGTGATTTGTCCTTTTTCTATACCATCTACTAAAAACTTTACACAAACTCCTGGGATATATCTAAACTCCAACTTGTAGTAAGTATTTGCAGAGTAAGTCTGTAATGAAACACTTGTAGTTCCTGAAACGTTTGAAGAAGAACCTTTGATTGTACCATTCAGGAATTGGAATCCAATTTCACCATCTGCTGATTGCATCGTAATAACACTTGCATCAATATCAGTCGTAGCAGTTACTTTAGAAAGAACTCTAAATCTTAGTTCTTTGTTCGCTACAAGTCTGTTATTTGCTGCTCCTGATAGAAGAACGTAATCAGTACCTGTCGCAGTAGTAACATAAATACCGTCAGAATCTACATCACCTGTTAGGAGAGTTCCAGCGACAACATATCCTGCAATAGACTCAAAGTTACTAGAGTAGTAGTAATACGTATCCCAAACTACATCTAGAATGTTGTCCTGTATTGTCTGTACTAAAATATCTTTAGAAGGAACATCAAGGTTACGGTTAACCCCTGGATTTGTTTCCAGTCGAGTTAGTCTATTCTTGATGTCAGCAATTTCGGTTGGGTTCATGAATAGATTTCATTAAGTTTCTGACGAGTCTTTGGTCCAACTTCTCGACCGAGTAAGTCATTAAGTACCTCTTCAGTATCTATAGTATACTTCTTCTGGAATTTTAATACTGAGTTTGCGGTAACTGAACCGTAGTAACCAGTTGATTCGATATTTGACGGAAATACTCCTTCGAATTTAAGACAGTTCTGAAGAGCAATAACGTCAACTTTCTGACTATTATTAAGATCTACATCTACAGGACAATTTGTATTCGAATCCCACGGAATGAATACAAGTTTCTTAGAGAATCTAAACTTCGGTTTTGTTGGAGTCACTGGAGATGGTTGATTATTATTCTCAAATGCAAAATTCATAGGATATGCAGCGAAAAGATTACGTTCTTTGAAGAAACTTTCTTTAATGACTCGTTGACCTGCTTTACCGTATGATGTACCCCATGAATCATCAGTGATAAGTGCTTTTTCTCCTTCGTAAAGAGTAAAGTCAACGTATGCTGTCGAATGACGACCTGTTGTTTCTGCATAAGGATTAAGTTCTGGATATTTTATTGATGGAACTTCAGTCCATTCGTCGTTCTTAAAATATGACCAACACATTACTCCTTTACCTGTCGTTTGTATGATTGAAGCGATTGTATCGATATCCTTTATTGGGAGAATGAGAAAGTTACCGATCTTGAAAACCTCTCCAACCTTTTTCTTGTACTCATCGATCACGTAAGAATCCATTTGAGTATCTGTCAGACTCTGAGATGGAACCAGTTCTTCAAGAGTAACACCTTCTCTAGCAATATTAAAAACATCAACACCTCCCATACCACCTGAGGGTTTATTCGTTCTTCGCTGATAGATGTGTGTAGCGGAAAAGTGGACGTACTTCCCGTTCTTTAACCAGTACATTATTCCCATCAATTTTGCCATCGTTTGAGCAACGCATGAACCACTACCGTTTTGGTTATAGATTGGGAATTTTCTCCAAGTCGATGGAGATTTCTCTATCCAATTTACTGGATTTATTGATGCAACAGTTTCTCCGAAATGGTAGTCTCGAAGTATCTCATCAGAGGTTCGTGTATCTAGATTTGCTCCAGTACCTGGTTGTTTTCTGAAAAAATTAAAAAATGACATCTTATGGTTTGTTATTACCTACAAAATAAGCGATACTAGAGACCATTGCAACACCTAGACCTAAAACTCCTGCAAAGAATCCAACAACTCGCCAAAACCCTTTTAGATCTTTAATGAACTTTGTTGTTTCTATTATACCTTCTTCTCCGTTTTCTTTATCACCGTACAAAGCTCTATGGATGTCATCGATCTTTTTTTCATATTTAACCTGTTGGATATCTCTAACTTCTTGTTCTTTATCTTTTAAGACGTGATACGCATCATTCTTATCAAAGTAAGTTACAAGAGTTCTATCAATTCGTTCTACATCTTTTTCCATATTATGCGTTGGTGTTTATACTCTTAATATTCGCTATAACATTGGTGTTGTAGCTCTTGATATTCGCCTTTACGTTGGTGTTGAGTGACTTTAGGTTTGTAGGACCTGAGGCAGATACTGTTCCAAGAATACCGAAGTTACAGTCAATGGTAGATGATTCTGCCCATACTGAACCATTGTATGTCCAGCGAGCACCGTCCGCGTAAGACCCACTCGTAGTATCTAGTGACCAACGTACTTCATCTGCTGCCGAGCCAGTTAATGCAATCACACGTAGATAGTACTGAGTACCTGAAGTAAGGCTCGGTGGTGTAGCAAACTTTATACAGTTCCATATGGGGGAACCATATGTTGATAGAACTGTTGCCGATGTAAATGTTTCTGAATATACTGAAGTTGTTGCAGGGTCTGCTCCACTATAAATAGATAGTGAGAACGTACCTGACGAAGTATTTCCTTTACTTCCATAAATCATAGCACCTGTACAGGTAGAGTTTGAAGGTACTTTGAAGCCCTGTGCTTGAGGGTATGTTGCTCCAGTACCTATGTTACTGTAATCATCGTTCGAACCTAGATACTCAGTGAGAACTGTATCGAATGGGTACTGTTGACCTGCACTTCCATAATAAATACGAGCAACATCTTGAGCCGAGAGGGTTACGTTCCAAATACCGAACATATCTATCATTCCGTCAAAGAACTGCTCGTCTGTTCCTAGGTAGTTACTAGCACCAATCTGAAACTTATTAGACGAGTTGTAAATACTTGCTACTGTACCTGCGTTTGAAGCTGTTGAAGCAATAACCTCACCGTTTTTGTAGAACACCCACGTTCCTGTGTCTACGTCAAAGGTTGCGGCAAAGTGAAACCACGTACCTGTTGTCGTAGTAAAAGCAGCATTTGAGTTTGCTCCTTTACGGTTTGAGGTTGTACCGTCTCCGTAACATTCCGCGTTCATCACGTTGCTATCGCCAGAGCCAAGAACTCGGACAATGTATGAACGCCCTGTGTTTCCGTCAGTCTTTGCAAAGAGTGTGTTTGTTCCACTCATTGACTCAAACTTTACCCACCCTGCAAACGAACAGTCTCCCGATAGGTCTAGACCTGTTTGTGAGGCATCCGCAATAGAGAATGACTGTGAACTTGATGACTCTAGGTCTGCACCGTTGTTAATCTTACCCGCAGAATAGACTACGGTATTGTTGTTGGTCAGAGTATTGACCCCCAAAGCGTCCGCAGCGTTGCCACTGCTTTCGTCAAAGTTCCAAAATGAAATAGGTGTTGGAATAGCCATTATGCTACTGAGATTTGTGAATCCATTGAAGGGCAGAAGTAAATTGAATCTGCCGTCAAAGCGTAGCCGACTCTACGAATCACATTGTCCGCACCTGTTGGAATTGCCACTTGAATCTCTCCTGCTGCTTCACCTACGTACACTGCCGAGCCAATAGTCAAAGCAGGGAACTTGGCATCTGCACGAATTGTACCTTGCATTAGAAGCGTACAAGCGTTTCCGTCTGTACCTGCTACCACTACCATTGCGAGAAGTCTGTCGCCTGTTGTTGCGGCATCTGCATCTGCGGCTTCCCATCGTGAGTCTACTGATGAGAGGTATACAAGGTCACCAAAGGCTTGAGAATAGCCAGAGGTTGCGGTCATTGTAATTCCTGAATATGCACCGTCCGCTGAACCAGAAGGGTCAAGACCAACTGAGCCACCTTCTGCAAGGAGAACTGTGCCTGTTACTGTACCACCAGCTTTAGGAAGTGCTGCGGTAATTTGTGTCTGTGCTGATGATGTAAGTCCTTTGACGTATGAAAGTTCTGTAAGCGAAGGATAGGTCGCAACGGCTGCAGACACCAAGTTCTTTGAACCGTCAGTGATAACCATCTCAGAAGCGGTAAGGCTAGAGATATTTACTGTAGCGTTTATGTCTATGATACCAGAACCGTGAGGAGCTAGTTGAATATCTGAGTTTCCTGCATCTGTAGAAATAACAACGCCACCTGCTCCAGCATTTATAGTTGTTGTGCCAGCTCCACCTGGGTCTATTGTAATATCTCCACCATCTGCTGTGGTAATTGTAAGTCCACCACCTCCTCCAGTAAATGTACCTGTTCCTGATGTAGCACCTCCAAGAGTAAGGCTTCCACTTGTTGCACCAACTCCGTTGCCAATTCCGAATGTGTTTGCTGTAGTATCAAACGTTAGGTCTACATCTCCTTCGAGTGTACCGTCTCCAGTCCATACACCTACCTGATTGTTTACAGGTGTACCTACCTTAACAACGTCACCTGCTCCAGCAGTCGCCCAACTTGGAGCGAGTGTTGTGCCGTTACTCTGAAGAACCTGGCCAGCTGATCCGTTTGCAAGTCGTGTTGGTACGCCTGAAACTCCGCCGTAAATAATGTCTCCCCCTGTTGTCATAGGGTTTGTCATCTTTGCTGTGATTTGTGTTTGAGCTGACGAAGTCAGTCCTTTAACATAAGAAAGCTCTGTGAGTGAAGGATAGGTTGCTACCGCAAGAGAAGCAATTGTAGTCGATGAGTTGAAATATGCAATCTCATTTATAGTACCACTGAGTGCCGCAGCATAAGCAGTTGCAGCAGTAAAAGCTGCAGTTCCTAGAGTACCACCTGTACCGATGTTAAGAGTCGAGGTATCTGTACCTGCTAAAGTAAGAGTATTTGAAACTGTGAGAGTCTTAGATGTAGTTCCACCTGCTATAGTGAAACCAGTTGCTGCAGCTACAAAAGTGAGACCATTGACAGATGTTGGTGTAATAACTCCTAGGGTGAGTGTAATTGCAGGAGTTGTTGTCGAGTTTGCAACTGAACCTGAGATACCATTTGCAGTAACTATAGAAACATCAGTAACAGTACCTGAACCTGAAACTGCTGCCCATAGAGGATTAGCACCTGCTCCCTGAGTTTTTAGATAGTAACCACTAGTTCCTGCAGCAAGACGAGTTAGATTCGTACCGTTATAGTAAAGAATATCTCCCTGTGCATAAGAAAGTCCTGCAATGTTTTGTACAAACAGTACCTCATTTGAAGTAAGTTGTGTCGAATAGACGATGTTTGGTATAAGACTCATATTTTTAATTCTAACTCTGGAAATTGTTTCTTGAAAACTGTCTCAAGTCTTGCGTGGACAATATTGTAATTGTTCATGTGGATATTGAGTTCGTCAAGGTACTTTTTAGTCTCGTACTGGGCATGATTAGCTTGTTCTGTCTTCATCAAAACATCAATTGAGATCTTTTTCAGTTCATTTTTTGCTTCAAGAAGTTCTCGAGTTGACTCCTCTAACATTTGGTGAATCTCAATCGATAGTTTACTTTTTTTCTCTTCTAATGTTTCAATATACTTAGTGAGTTTAAGAGTTTTCTCAACAAATGGTTCGAATTCACTAGCTTTTACCTCAAGTTCTTCTTTCTTTTTTGTAACAGATTCGAGTTCATCTCTTGCCTTTAGAACTCTATCATTTGCTAGTGAGAGTTCTTTATTTGCCGTTTTTATTTCGTTTCTAATCACGGTCAATTCTTTATCGGTTGATTCCTTCAATTCAACTAAAGACTTACGTCCTGCGGTGATTCTATCGTACTCTTCATTGAGTTTCAGACGTTCTTCATCGCATTTCTCAGCAAACTCTTTCTTTTCTTGTTCAATCGTCGAAATATCTTCTAAAACCTTCGAATATGAGGAATTAAGATCTGAAAGTTCTAAAGCCTTAGTTACACATTCACTACGTAAGTGTGCTAACTGTTGTTCTTGGTTTTTGATTTCGATCTCAATTTCCATAAATTATGCCCAACCAGTAATTGCTTTAAGACCAAGAGTACCGGTTGGAGTACCTCCTGTTGCTTTTGCAGAAATTCTTACAGTACTACCTTTAATGGGAGTGATGATAAGAGTGAAAATCTGTGTTGCTGCCGCTGATGCTGCTGTCATCGAGTAGATACCTGGTGTAAGAGTTGAAGTACCTCCTGATGTGCTTTGAGTAACCTGTTGAGCATAAGTTGTACCTTCATCGATTGAAGATTCTACCTTAATTTCGATTGAGGTTTCATCACCTTTAACGTAAGTACATTCGAGACCAATCATATTTGCCTCATCGATACCTACAACAGTTCCTGCAACGTATGAAGATGTAAGAACTAAAGGAGTTCGTATGATATGTGGAATTGATTTGTTTGGGAATATCATGTTTTTAATTTTCTATAACTCTTAGTTCCTCAACCCTACCCCCGTAAAGGAGTAGAATGAGGAACCAAAGTAGGTTAAGCCTTTGTAGGGTAAACCGTGAAGTAATAAGGCGTTCCACCGATGTCGATCGCAACATCCAATTGAGTGCCTGATAGACTTGAAGCAGCAGCATTCTTAAGGTTCTTAAGAACACCACCGTTAGCACCAGTTCCGGTAAATGTAATTCCCTTAGCGTTAGCTGAGATTACCAAGAATCCAGAAGTGACCACAATGTCACCGGCAGTAAGAGTAAGAGCAGCAGTGCCTGAAGCATTACCTGCAATTACTGTTGCACCGTACTTTGAGATTGAGAAGTCAGAAGCAGCACCATCGTAACAATTGAAGTACTTACCTGAAGTAAGTGTTGCTTCAACTGCATTGATTTGAATACCTACACCAGCCGCACTTGCTGACATATCAAAGATTGCCATCGTGCCAGTGAATAGTGCAGAATTCTTAACCTGGAAGACCACAGTTTCATCTGCAGCTGCCGAAAGAAATTCAACCAATGTAGCACTTGTACCGGTAGCACCTGTGTGGTCTACCAAGAGAAGACGACCAGTAGTTGTAATCGCAGTAGCTGAAGATGCAATGTGAATACCTTTACCTGTCGTAAGGGCATTAAGATCTGATGCTTCAATTGCTTTACCTGTTGTGATAGAAGCACCTGAAACTTTGAGTGCAGTACCTAGTGCAAGAGCAGCAGATGAGGTTACTTGGAAAATAACAGTCTCATCATTTGCAGCAGAACTTACTTCAGCAATAATACCTGAAGTTGATGTTGCACCTGAGTGACTAATAGATAGAAGTCTACCAGCACCTGTAATTGCAGTAGCCGATGATGTAACATTTACAACCAATCCAGTTGTAAGGGCGTTAGCTACAACATGAACTGCTTTACCTGTAGTAAGTCCTACAGTTGGAATGTAGAGTACAGTACCAGTTGTCAAACCTGAAGCAGTCAATGTCATAAATGACGATGTAGTGTTTCCTGTGAAGACTCCTGAACCTGCAAATACTAAGACTGAAGCACTTGTAGCTGTATTGTTTGTTACAGAAACTGTTGCAGCATCATCTGCATCTGTTATTGTCAAACTACCATCAGTAACAACAAGATCTCCAGCAGTTACAGTAAAGATATCTGAACCTGCAGTTCCTGAAATTGTTGCACTTGCAGTTGTAAGTGCACCAGCTTTTGTGAAGAACCAAGTACTTGATGTACCGTTGATGTCTTTACCTGAACCGAGTTGTGAGATTTGAATTGCATCACCCGAAGCTGCAGCATCAACGACTACCGTAAGTACGTCATTCGCATTTGCCATTGCTCCATTGATTTTGAAACCAAGACCTCCAGCAACGTCGAATGTATTGTCGATAGCGTACATAGTTTCCCATGTAGAACTACCACCGCCACCTGTTAGAGAAACCCAAGCAGTACCTGTCCAGTAATATGGAGTAGTACTTACGAAGGCAAATCCACGCCATTCTGAGTCTGTGTCAGTTGGAGAAGAGCTATAAGAAGCTAATTCCAACCAATCTAAACGTGTTTTAGACATAATTGTTTATAGTTAGTTAGTAAGTGAACCTCAACTTTCAATGGATTGTCATAGAGCTCTGAATTGGTGAGCTGGAGGAGGTGATACCCATTCTCCAAGATCTGACGATTTTTGTCAGCATCCTGGGAATGATTACCAATCTCTATCGCAACACTGCCAATGAGAAAATCTATTTCCCTTCCACCTATTTTCACTTTAGTCTCAAAAGGAATTTTGTTCCTCTTAAGTATTTCCCAGAAGATTCTTTCTGGTTTCGTAAAGTGCTTTTTGTTAAGGATTTTTCTCATTGCCTGTAGTTCGTATCGTGGAGAATAAGAATACGAATATGTTGGGGAGGTTTTTAAAGAACCCCCAAAACTTTTATCTACTAGGCGTTAGCTCCTGTAGAACGAACGTGGTTACGAGAGTCATTGAATCCGTAAGCAAAGTCCATACCTGCTGAGTACTTCATTTCCTTGTTATCGTAATCGATAAACTGAGGATCGAGAGTCAAAGGCATACCTTCCTTGTACTGGAGACCAAACTTTGGTGAAACCTTTGAAGAATCAAAGGCACCCCAAACGATGTCAGAAGTAAAGTAAGGGTTTGCAACAATACTGAATGCAGTACTGATAGCACCATCGCGGTTTGCTGTGAGTGGATTTTCACCCTTAGCAATAGCTTTCAAAAGCTCCATAGCTTTGAAGTGTACTGATGAATTCTTCTTACAAAGAAGAGTATCAGGTGAGATGTCAAGGATTTCTCCTACACCACCCTTGATAGCGGTAGCTGTTTTAAGAGCTGCCTTCCATCCGTCGTAATCAAAGTCCATATTGACAGTAGTACCGTCAGAAACTGTGTTACTCCAGTTAGAACCACCGTCTTCACGTGTGTGAGCTGTAGACTGGAAAGCTACACCATCTCCACCTGTGTTTGTAACTGTATATGCAAACTTACCTGAAGTTTCTGTATAAGAAGTTGAGGTACCGTTGTTCCATACGTTAGCAAGAACAGTTTCACGGAAACGGATAGCATCGTTCTTGAGTTCTCTTACGAGAGCTTCAAGGCGACGTGTCTGAATACCGTAGCGCCACATTGGGCGAGTAATACGAAGCATACCTGAGAAGAAACTCTGAGTGTATGTTTTGTCAAATCCCTGATAAGGTGAATCAGCAGGAATGTTTCCGTTTTCAGGAATCTTTGAGAACGCACTAATAGAAGTGATTGACGAATCTTTTGTGATATAGTCAGGAACACTTTCTACGTAGTAGTACTGATTGTGATATTCCTCGAGATCGGCAGGAGACTTAATCCAGATTTCCTGAATGGAAAGGTCTGTCAAGTCTGATGCTGAGTCTAAGTCGAAAGGTACTTGTGTAGACATATTAGTATATTAGATTATGCGAGAGCCTGTCCAACCTTGACAATGTAACCGAAAAGTTTCTTGTCAGTTGTAGCTCCGACCATTCTGAGTGCTACGAAGGTTGCGTTAACGTCTGATGAGTGAGTTGAAGTGTTGTTAAGAGTACGAGCATCTGTCCACAAATGAGCTTTGTTAAGCTGGTTTGCTGCAGTGTTATTCGTACAGTCAACAACTACATACATACCAAGGTGTACTGGCAAAACTCTGATATATGGTTCCGAAGCACCAGTTGTCTCAGTTTTTGTAGTAAGACCTTCGATGTTTGTACCATCACCGGTTGTTGCTGTTGCCTCTTTCAATTCACCAGTAGATGTGTCTCGATATACGAGTGAACCTGCAGTAAAAAGAGTAGAAGCATCGGCAAGCATTTCAACTGCTTCCACGTTTGGGGAGCTTGAAACTACTTTAATAGCCATAGTTGTTATTTTTTAATCTTGTAAAGTGCTTTGAGTTCAGTCATTCGAGTTTGGATTTGTTCACGAGTGAGTCTTGGGTACTTTGCTTGCAAAGATTCCATAGTCTCTTCGTCACCATCTCCTCCTGTCTTCTGACTTCCCCCGCCTAGACCGAGACGTTTCTTTGTCTCAATTTCAGCTCTTGCGCGAGCACTACCATCATCTCCTGGATTAAGTTCTTTGTAGATCTTAGAAAGGAGGGAACGGTAACCCGCTAGAGATGTGGGTGACTTGTAAAGTTCAAATTGTTCCTTTACTTTTGCCCATTCTTCATCCTTGTCATACTTTGGGTATGTCTTAAGGAACTCATCAACTGCTTGTGCTTCTACATTTTTGACAGAGGCATTAAAGATTTCAGCCTTTTGAGCTTCCATCTCATCTTTGGTAACAAACCCATTAGTTTTAGCCCAGGCATCCAATTTCTTTTGGTCTTCTGGGTTAAGTTTTACCTCTTTCTCATCTGTATCTACATCTTTTTTTGTAGCAATAGCTTCTTCTAAGGTTTTAATCTTAGCGTTGGCTGCTTCTACAGCTGCTTTTGATGCTGCCGACTCACCTCTGTAAGTGGCTATTCCTTTATTGAGATTCTCAATTTGTTCTTGCAGTTTCTCAACTGATGGTGCTTCACCTGCTTTATCAATTTCTGACATAATAGTATTTTAACAACTTTTTTATTACAGGGAGAGCGACCTCCCGGAAATACTAGTAAGCCCTTTCAGGTATAAGGGCTGAGTGTAGTAGACTAAACCTCCGCTAAGCAGCGATCTAACCAACTACATTCAGACCTTAACCAAGAAAAGCACTTTGTATTGTAATGAGCGTAGA